AAGCCATGGTGTCCAGAATCCGTTGATCTGCATTAGCCCGCGCGAACCGCCGTTTGGGTCTTTGCTGTTGTATGCGTTTGGTGTGCAATTTGATTCACGCCACATCACAGATTCGAGCACGGTGCGTTGATCTGCAGGCCAGCCAAGGTTGACGGCTAGCGCGCTGAACTGCTCACAAGCCGACGTGTACGGGTCAATGTAGATCGTTGAGCTGGTAGTTGTGGTCGGCTCAATTAGGTAGTTTTGCACGTCCAACGGGGCTAAGGCGATGGTGCCAGATGGGTCGCCAGACGCGCTAGGAGCCCCTGTGAGCGCTGTAACCCCAAAGACCGTACAAAGCACTAGCCCAATAATTTTCTCTGCTAAATAGTTCATCTTTTCTCCAAAGGTATGGGCACGCCCCAAGATGAAGCGTGCGATCTGAATGCGATTTGTCCTTGTAAATATTTTCCCGACTCGGGTTCTGTGAAGATTTGCACGAGGATCTCTTGCCCGTTATCCATCACGCCTATATAGACGCTGTAGTCAAAGATCTGTGGTTCAGTCATCGCCTGTCCTTTTGTCGGTAATTCGACCTTAGGGGATAGGTCAAGCCTTGGGTGGGATTTCCCCGAACACCTTTAAGAATGCGGCTTTAACCCAGATAACCGAGTCGGCAGCCTGTGGTGTGATCTCAATGTGAAACCAGTCGCCACCTGGTGCACCGTGGATTGTTGGCTTGTCGTATTTGAGCCATGCCTGACGATCGCAACGCCATGCTTCACCATGCTCCTTTGGGAAATAATCCAAAATACATTGCAAACCAAGATCGTTTGCGTTTGCAACAAGTTTGTTAATAAAGACCAGCGCTTCTTTGCGTCCTGCTTTTGGGTTTTTTTCGCTTTTGCGATAAGACAGATCAACAGCTCTGCCAGTTGCATGCACCGACAATGAACCTGGCTTGCCGCGCATGTCACGTTGACCCCAAGACCCGTTATTCCAAAGCGCGCCATTAGACGCAACGATTGCTTGTTTAATCCATTCGTTCATGCCAGCACGTGGTGCTGGTGATGCACCGTCTGCGTTGCCTATGTAGTCGCGTGCGTTTGGAACGCCAGCCTTAGCCTTTGCTACTGCCACGACCAAACTTCATGTCTTTAGGATTAAAGTAGCGCAACGCTGTTGGGCATACCGCGCCGATCGCAGCTGCTAACAATGCGGATGGGTCGGTGTTGCCTGTTACTGCCAACGCAACAACGGCAGCGAGCATTGAGCGACCATATGAGGCGAGTAGGGCTTTGTCACTTGGTTTCATCGGTTGACTCCTTTGCTTTAGATTTTAGCCCGTTTGAGGCCACTAAGCCCGACAACGTGCCGGTCATAAAGACGGTCAAAGTTGATAACAGGTCTATAAATGCGGAATCGTTAGGGCTCTGATGGCCGATCGGCTGGGTCACAAACATGAGCGCATAAACAAATCCAAGCACGGTGATAGCAAACACGCTGGCAAGGATGATTCCTACAACAACGATTAGTCGAGCGTGCAGCTCTTCGGGTTTAAGGCGTGCTCTCATAAATCAAATCCCTTGTGCACGTTCCAGATGGGTTGCAGAGTGGTGGTTCGCATTCAGGTTTTTGCCAGTTGGCTGGGTCTTGGCATGGGTAGCGGTATGAGCCGTCATAACCGCAACTGGAGCATCCCCACACGACGACTGCGATGAGCATGCCGTAGCCGATGAGGTAACGCCATTTCATCACTTAGGGCGTGTAAGTGGTTTCGGTGGGTTTTCTTCGTGTTCCCACAAAATCAGTTCGTCACCTGACAAAATCCAGCCAGTAGCAAAACCTTTTTCAACCAACATTTCGGCAAGTTCTTTGTGGGTCATGCGGAAATCTCCATCAAGGTAATTGTGCTTTCCGCGCTGTTGATTTGCACAGAAACCGATGCACCTGCAACACGATTAGAAAATTGAGTTTTATATATTGTTGCTGATGTTGTTGCTGGACTGTCCAAATAACAAGTGGAAGTTGTACCTAAAATTAGTTCTTGCGCGGTAGGCGAATATCCAAGTTCAACAGCGATGTTTTGAATATTAGTTCCAGCGCGTAAAAGTTTTAGGTTTACAGCATTGCCCCCACCTGATGTTTTATATAAACCGTTTTGACTAACCAAAACTAAAATTTTGCTTGAAGTTGACGACGGCGTAATGGTTGCAGTCAAGTTTGTGTCTGCAAAAGTTTGTACCGAACTTGAAGCCGTAGTTGATGTTTTAGCATTTACTACTTGCAAAATACGAAATGCGCCACGCAAATCGTTCATCTGTGCTGCGGTAAGAACATTCCCTGCGGTAAACGTTGCCGGAAGTGTGGTTGGTGTTGCCATAGTGTCTCCTAGGTTAGACCCTCAGCATCGATGATGCGAGCATCACCAGCCAAGCCTTGAAGCATCAAGAATGCCCTGCGTAGTTGAGTCTAGAATAAAAAAGTTATATACGGACATTGGCGCAAAATAGCATGTCCAAGTGGTCTGCGATGGTGTAGCACTCACGGAGTATCCGGTCATGGTGACCTCAATGCTTCGATCAACTATGTCACCTGGTTGACGGTAATAAAGAGTGGATTTGTATGCAGATAAAACGTTCAAAGTGGTTGCCCAATTTTGATAAGAAGCATCTATTTGGGTTTTGTCGTTAAATGAAATTTGGATATTTAGCAATGACAAATCGGAAAGAACATTAGATAGGTATTGTGAAAGACCTGCAGCTTGAGTTGTTGTTTGATCTGATGAGCCTTGTGATACCGAATAGTTGCCATATGCGGTAACCGATGTTGCGTTTGTTGTTTGTTGTGATGCAAGACCGACTGGGCTAACTGTCACGTCGTTAGCAAAAATATCAAAAAACTTGTTTCGTTGAATGTCTTGATAACCAATTACTGATGCCGATGATGCTCTGCCGTATTCATAAAACTGTTGTCTGGCGCCTTTGCGACCGTTTAGAAAGATTTTTCCGCCGTTAGCAGTTGTGTCGTTAAAGCTGACAGGTGAAGAATGCATCCATCCTTGCTCGGTTCGCATCTGTTGTCTCAGAAAGTCTGCAATAGAACCATTCCATGTTTGTGATGATGCAAAACTGACGTCTGACCCAATTTGGACGGTGCAAGTATTGATCGGGTTTCCAAAGGTTTGAACCATGTTTTGCACTTGCGTAAAACATGTTTGTCCAGCGGTAGTTGTGACGCTGACAATTCTGCGACCCAAACGCGCTATTGAATCCTCAGCCAAAATGGTGACAGTTGAGTTGTTCATTGTTCCAGGTTCGTCGTTGTATAAAAACGATGTAACCCAAAACACCATTGCGCCGTTTGTTGTTGCGTTTACTGTCGGATAAATCCTGATCTGATCGCCAAGATCAACGCTAAGCGACGCTTCATTGTTGTTGGAAATTGTTACAGACGCCGTGTTACCTGAATAGTCGTCAATAAATGTTTGTCTACCAGTTGAAAAGTTGAGCGCACGAATACCTGAATATGTGATGCCTTTTGTTTGGTTTTTAACTGTCCAAGTGGTGTTGCTCATAGCAAAGCGTCCGGCAACGCGCCGTTTTGACGCACATAACGCTCGAGCGCGTTGACGACCTGTTGTGGGTCTGCGCCTTGCACGTTTACGGTGATGTTTGTTGGGTTTGACATTTGAGCCATTCTTGACAATGGCACTACGGCTTCTGGGCCTGCTTCACCAATCAAGGCAAGAGTAGGAGCGCTGACAATGCCACCCTCAGCCATGCGCGGAATACCCATCCGACCAGGTGTTGGGCGTGGTGCTTCTGTTACACCAGGAATCAATTTTGCAATGTCTGGCAATCCACCAATAATGTTTGCGACGTTGCCTATGACTGGCATGGCTAGTCCGCCAAGGATTTTGGCTGCAAGACCGCCAATGCTGTTGATAGCGCTCATTGCATCTACAAGTTTGTTAAACGCTACGGCTAAGCCAATTACGGCAGCGGTTGCCAAAATAAACGGGTTTGTAGCCAAGGCAATGTTTAGCGCTACGACGGCTGCCGCTATTGCACCAATCGTTAGCGCAATTTTTGTAAAAACTTGAGGATTGTTTTGTGCCCAATCAGCAAACTTTTGCATGTACGGAATTACTTGTTGAAGCACAGGCAAAAACGCTGCTCCAATTCCTTCTTTTGTTTCCGCAATTGAGTTCTTAAATATTGCCATTTTGCCTGCAGCGGTTTCAGCGTTCTTTGCAACCGCGCCACCAAAGGTTCCGCCAAGCACGTCCATGACTTGCTCAAGGGTTGCGCCTTCTTTAATCATGGTTGCCATCTCTGGTGACAATGTGCGGAGCGCCTTGAAGTTGCCTTGGTATGCCTTGGCGAGCGCGTCAGCGACCGTTGTGCTGTCCATTTGTAGCGCGGTGCTTATGTCCATAACGAGGTTCATGTCGCGCATTGCCATGTCAACATCTTTTGTGCCGCGCACTAATGCTTCAAGTGACTTGCGATATTCGGTGTCAGCAATGCCGGACGCTCGACTCATCGCCGATATTTGTTCCTCAACTTGTGCGGTTTGTGCGGCGCCAGCGCCCGTGACATTTTGCAAAGTAAGCGCTAAAGCCGCTTGTTCTTGCTGGTCTTCCATGGCCGCTTTCGTTGCGTCGCCAAGGGCAATGGCCAAACCGCCAAGCGCCGCAGCTGCAGGAACGGCAGCCTTTTTAATAGCAAATTGGGCTTTCTCGCCAACAGTCTCAAGTTGCTGGAATTGCTTAATAGCCTTCTTAACGCCCTTGCCGTCAAACTCTGAAACGATAGGTAATACAACAGCCATTAGCCAAGCTCCTTAGATGTTGCGTCCATGACGCGCTTGACCAATTCGGTCATTCGAGCGTTCACGTCGTCCTTGTTGCGTTCCCATGATTTCCATATTACTCGCGATGGCTGACCGAACTTGATGTCTAACTGTTTGCCAAGCCTGCCAGTTGAAAGAAAGTCAAATAACGCTGCGTCTGGGTTTTCCCATCTAACAGTAAACGTGGCTAAGTTGACGTTTTGCCCAGCGTATTCTTTAACTCGTTTTGTGTTGATTTTTGCAACAACTCGCTGATTGTATTGCCCCCATGGCAACAATTCAGCACCTGATCGCACCGTCCATTTTCTTGCCATGCCGCGTACAGGTGGGCCTAAAGGAATTGCCTGGTACGCGTCATCTACCACGTTTTGGGTTAAGCGTTTATAATCCTTGGTTATTTCACGTCGCAAACTTTTGTCAATACGGTTTAGCGTTTTTAGAGCGTCCTTGATGCCAGCAACCTCAATGTTCGCTTCAAATGCCATGGCTATCTCCGTTTGTTCTGCTCGTTAAGCACTTTAATGACAGTCACTAGGTCACGTGCGTCAAACGGAATGTCGTTAGGCCACCAACCGACCCCAACGAGAACTTCTGCTAATTGGCGGCGGTAGGTGCCGCGTCCGTAGGGTTTGGGTCAGTCTCATCCAGTACCGGCAAAATGTCGATGTCAGGGTTTTTACTAAGCCATTCGCGCCAGTTGTCACCAACTTGCTCGCCTTTAATTTTGAGGATTGTGTGCATCCAACAGGCGTAATCCGAGTACAACGGGTTTGCTGATAGTTGCTGAATGTTGCGACGCTCAAGGCGTTCCCATTCCGTGACCACAAACAAGTTTGTGTAGTAATACTCGGGCGCGCTGTCAATTGTGCGCTTTAACTGCAACTTAATTTTCATGGTTCTCCTATGTCGGCTTGGAGCCGTTGTTTATCAGGTTACGTCAATTGTGTAAACGCCACCCTGCAGTTCAATCTCGTAAGTCGAAAGCTCACCGAGCGATGCGTTAATCACAGGAATTGATGCAAGGTAGGTGTTAGTCAACTCAAAGCCAGGGTTAGTTGCCGAGTTAGCTCCAGAAGCTGGCGACACTTTGACATAGCACTTGGTGCCAATAAGCGCCGACAAAACTGCGTAAGACTCTGAGGCTGCATAACTGGCATAGACCGTCAAGGTAAGTGAGTTGCTGAACAAGCCTGCGGTCATCGTGCGCGACGTGGAGCCGAACGCGGTGTCTTCAAGTGCTTCTGCGGTGACAGTCAATGTCGCTGCAGAGACCTGATCGGTGATGTCTGTAGTTGCTGCGCTTGTTGCCCCAATTAGCACGACTGGATTCGAGAGGTAAGTGGATGTCGCCATGATGATTGCTCCTTAAGTTCTGTTCTGATATTAGATGATTTGTGTTCGGTAGTAGTGGATTATGCGGTCTGGGCTTGGATAGCGCAATCAAGGTCATAACACGGGTACAACGCGCCACCGATCTCAAGGCTTGACGGACGGCCAGCCATAACAATGATTGACGAGCCAAGCACGCTTGCGACAATGCCCAAAATTGAGCGAAGCACCGGCAGACCTGCAGGCCCAGAGCCAATAACCTTGATCGGAAACTCAAGTCGCACAATGTTGCCGTTGCCAGCAAACGTGGTGAAGTTCGGCGCATCCAAGTACACGCAATTAGGCGCGAGTTTTGTTGGGTCGTTTACAACACGCAGACCAGACACGGCAGTCAGCGTTGCGGTGACGTCATC